TCAAAAGATGATGTTAAAATGGCTCTAATTCCTAATCCAGATAATTGGATATGGAAAGAAGAAACTGTTTTAAATGCTAGAAAGGAAGTTTGGGGATTTTAACCTATATAAAAAAATAGGTTTCATTTTAGGTTAAATTATATATATTAAAACAAATTAGATTGGAGATAATTATGTTTATAGAAGAAAATTCAAAACCAAAAGAAAAATTAAAGGCTTGGTATCTTTTCACAGAAGATTTTATTGCAGGCACTCAGCACTTAACAAATGAGCAAATAGGTATTTATATTCGTTTGCTTTGTTGGAATTGGAATAAAAGATGTGCAGGAATACCTAGCAATAACATGACCATTTATAGGATAGCTAATTGTATAACTGATGATGAAAAGCAATCATGTAATATTATAATAAAAGAGTTTTTTGTTTATATTAATGACCATTATCAAAATGAAAGGCAATTAGAAGAATACCTATATATATCAAGGAGAATGGAGGCATCTAGGGAAAATGGAAAGCTAGGAGGAAGACCAAAAAAACCTAGCAATAACCCCCCTACCCCTACCACTACCCCTACCAATACCTCTAAACCTACCAAAACCAGAATAAGTAATAGTTCTAATTTTAATAGATTTTGGAAAAATATACCCAATAAAGTAAGTAAGGGAATAGCTGAAAAGAACTTTTTAAAACTAGAACCAGAATGGCTAGAAAATCCAGAACATTTAGCAGATATGTATAAAAACTATTATGAATCTATAGAGGATAAGCAATTCGCTAAACAGCCTGCTTTCTGGTTATCTGCTAAAAAGTATTTAGATGAGCAACCTATAAAGAAAAAAGATAATAGCCCTGCTGACCCTTATAAAAACAGAGTCAATATGTTTAAAGAGGCTATAGAAGCTAAGAATGGTACAGCATTTATTAGAAGTTATGCTCAAAGATATCCTAGTGATGTTGAAAGGGCGATAGGTGAAGGGCAGTTTACAAAAGAAGAAGCTAAACAATACTTGGACTTTAGGGGGTAAAAATGAAAATTATAGAAATTATTTATAATTCTGAAACTTGTGAAGCAGAGACAATGTTCACAAAAGATTATTTTAAAATGCTAGATACTATTCAAATGGATTGTTTAAATGATGCTATTTTTGATTTAGAGCTAATTAGACAAGATTTACATGATGAAATGTATTCTAAAAGTGAGGTTAAAAATGACAACTATGAGCTTAATTAAAGGAAACACAACTGTTTTTCAATGTATTGGCGATGCTTATTCTAAAAGGGATATACAAAGATTTTATTATGGCTATCAGCTTTGCATAAGAGCAAAAACAAATATAAAAAAGTTACACAAATACTTAATAAATAGGTATAATTTTAACAGAAAAGATTGTTTTAAAATGCTTAAACAAGCGAGGGCTAAATGAAATATAATAAAATTAGAGACAATTATACAGAGTTGAAATTACTGCATAAAGAAACAAAAGCACTTAGCAAAGAAGAAAATGCAAGGTTTGAAGATGTTTCTGATGAATTGGCAGAATTAGATAGAATTGGCAAAGTGCATTATGAACCTTATACAGAATTTTATCAAAGGTCACAAAACAGTTCTAGCGATTACAGACCAACACCATCTGGAGTAACTGCTGAAAATCCTAATTATAATTATAGAGGTATTTATGAATATTCAAGAAATAGAAATAGATAAGTTAATACCCTATCATAATAACCCAAGAAAAAATCAAGCTGTAGATAAAGTTGCAAGTTCATTGTCAGAATTTGGCTTTCAACAACCTATAGTTGTCGATAAAAACATGGTGGTTATTGTTGGTCATACTAGGTTATTAGCATCTCAAAAATTAGGTTATGATAAAGTACCAGTATTTGTTGCAGACTTATCAGAAAATCAAGCGAAGGCATATAGAATAGCTGATAATAGGTTAAGTGAAGATTCAGATTGGGATTACGATTTTTTAAATATGGAAATAGGTATGTTACAAGAATTTGATTTCGATTTAACTCAACTAGGTTTTGACAAGGAAGAACTTAATAATTTATTGGCAGACCCACAAGAATTTGATGAGGGTACTATTGATGAACAAGGTAAATTAGATGAATTAGACCCTAAAATGATTACTTGTCCACATTGTCAAGCCGAATTTGATTTAAGAGAACATGAGTAAAACAAATCTTAAAATAAATTGGGCTACTTACGATAGTGCTAAATATGCTTGTCTAAATTGGCATTATTCATGTGTTATTCCAGTTGGCAAATTAGTTAAAGTAGGTGCTTGGGAAGATGGCAAATTTATAGGTGTTGTTTTGTTTGGTAGGGGAGCAAATAAGCACTTAGGTATGCCGTATGGTTTAGAACAAACAGAATGTGTTGAATTAGTAAGGATAGCTTTGAATAGGCACAAAAGTTCTGTTTCTAGAATTGTTTCAATAGCTTTAAAATTTTTAAAAAAGAGTAACCCTAATTTAAAATTAGTAGTTTCATATGCAGACCAATCACAAGGGCATCATGGGGGCATATATCAGGCAGGAAACTGGCTTTATACTGGTGCAGGTAAACCAGATAATTTTTATATGATTAAAGGAAAGCTAACACATCCAAGAACAATAGCATCTAAAGGAGTCAAACAAAATATTTATGGTGCAAAAAAATTAGACCCTAATGCTTATGTTGTAAAAGTTCCTGGGAAACATAGATATTTAATGCCACTAGACAAAGAAATTAAAAATGATATTATGAAGTTATCAAAACCTTATCCAAAGCGTGTAAAGCAGGCGATGAATGATATCCCATCATAACAGCGGTAGTGCGACACTAACCTACACGCTCCAAAAATTTATTGAAAATGTCAAAAAAATCCCATATCAATAAAAGTACCTTAACTCAAAGGGAAAAAAGAGGATTATGGCGAGACCGAAAAAATATCATATTGATACCACACAAGTTCAAAAATTATCTCAATTAGGTTGTACAAATAAAGAAATGGCAGACTTTTTTGGTTGTTCAGCAGACCTTTTAGAAAAGAGTTATTCGGAATTTCTGACAAAAGGCAGAGCAGAGCAAAAAATGCGATTAAGACAGCTTCAATGGAAGTCAGCACAAAAAGGCAATGTAACTATGCAAATATTTCTAGGAAAGAATATTTTAGGTCAACAAGATAAAATAGAAGAAACACAATTAGAAGAGCCATTGCCTTGGTCTAATGATTAATGCCATTATCAGAACCACAAAGGGAAGTTATAGAAAGCAATACAAGATTTAGGGTTCTTATTACTGGTAGAAGATTTGGGAAAACATTTCTTGCCATAAATGAATTGGCTAAATTTGCTAGTCAAACAAATAAAAAAGTGTGGTATGTTGCTCCCACTTACAGACAAGCTAAACAAATATGTTGGACAGAATTAAAAGATAAATTAATTCAACATAAATGGGTTAAAAATATAAATAATAGTGATTTAACTATTACTTTAAAAAACAATTCAAAAATAACTTTGAGAGGTGCAGATAATGAGCAATCGCTTAGAGGTGTTGGTTTAGATTTTATAGTTTTAGATGAATTTGCAGATATTCATAAAGAGGCATGGTATGAAGTATTAAGACCCACATTATCAGACACAGGTGGTCATGCTTTGTTTTGTGGTAGCCCTAGAGGTTTTGGCAACTGGTCTTATGAATTATTTAAACAAGGGGAAATTAATAAAGATTGGGCATCATTTAAATATACTACATTAGAGGGTGGTCAAGTAAGTGATGATGAGGTTGAACAGGCTAAACAGGATTTAGATATTAGAACATTCCAACAAGAATATGAAGCTACTTTCGTTAACTATTCTGGAATGATTTATTATAATTTTAATAGACAAAAAAATATTATTGAAAAGTTTGATAAAGAATATTCAGTTTTACATATAGGCTTAGACTTTAACGTAGACCCAATGACAGCAGTTGTTTGTTATGTAATAAAAGAAACAATAATTGTTTTTGATGAAATACAAATATATTCCTCAAATACTCAAGAAATGTGTGAGGAAATAAGGCATAGATACAAAAATAAACAAATAATAGTTTACCCAGACCCTAGTGCTAGACAAAGAAAAACCTCTGCAGGAGGATTTACTGACATAAGTATATTGAAAAATGCAGGATTTGATGTAAAATGTAGAAATACAGCACCTCTAGTGAGGGATAGAATTAATTCTGTTAATTCAAAACTTAAAAATGTTAATGGTAAAAATAATCTGTTTATTCTTAAATCTTGCAAAAATGTAATAAAAAGCATAG